GTTGTATTGGTACCTGCCCCTGTGATTGTAACATCTGAACCGGCGGGGCTGCCAGCCATCATCCCATCGGCATTGAATGGATTATAAGACCAAGACGCAGAATCTAAAGTAATAGTTTGATTAATGTAATATGCCTGCCATCTTACATACGTCTGGCTGTTATCGTAAATTCTTAGATATTGGCTTTGGCCGCGATTGCTCATGCGCCTACCCCTTGATAGCTGCGCCCGCCAAATGTACGGTTATTAAGCAATAAAGAATCTGTTAGCGTTGTAAGTGCTTTTTCCATATCAGCAATTGTTACATACTGTTGGTTGTTCTGTTGCATCACTGGGCCAGTTTGTATTTGTATCGTAGGTGATGATGACCTGGCGCTGCCTTGGCTTTGGATAGCTGCATTACCGCGCACGCCGCCAAGGTAGTTAGCGCTTGCACGCGCCATCTTAGATTCGGGAATTATATATTCGCGCTCACCGCCTTCGCCTACCATTGCAAGGGTAGGACTGTCCACGACGCCGCCTTGAGCGAATTGTGGCAATTGTGGCGGTTGCAAATAAGGTATTTGCGGCTGGCGTGTTATGTTCCCGAGCTTATTAGCCTGTTGAATTATTGCATTGATAGGTGCTATCATAAATGATATAGCTTTAACAATCCCGTTTAATATATTATTTACAATACCTTTCACTATATCCATAGCCGCTCTAAATGGAGCGACAATAGCCTCTTTAAGAGACTGGAAAGCGTTGCCAATATTTTTTATCATGCCGGTTATTGTGTCTTGCACTGGCTTAATGAAATTTTGATTTATAAAAGTTGTGACTGCTGTGAATACTTTTTTAGCCGGCTCAATAAAATTTGTATTAATGTATTTGTATGCCGCAGTTGCAAAATTTGATATCCCGGTTTGCACTGGCTTAATGAAATTCTCTGCTATATAAGTTGTAACAGTAAAGAATAATTCTTTAAGTGGTTCTATAAAATTTGTGTTTATAAATGCAAACGTTACAGTGAATGATTCTTTAAGTGGTTCTATGAAATTCTCGCTTAGGAATGTACTTATAGCAGCGAATGCTGCTTTAAAAGGTATAATAAAAGCTAAATCAAAAGCTGCATACAAAAGCCTGCCTAATGTTACAAATGCTTCATTCATTGGCTTAATAAAAGTTTCGTTAACATAAGTTAAAAGCGATGCAAGCGAATCCATGAAAGGCTTGATAAACATATCATAGATAAATGTGGCTGCTCTTTTTAGCACCTCACCTATAGCTGTAAATGCCGCGCCTATCTGGTCTTTAAACGCATAGATTGCAACACCTGCTGCTACAAGTAAAGCCACCCAACCTACAGGACCTGTGAATACACCAGCCAAGACAGTCCCTAGCCCACTTAATGCGCTGCCAATAGCAGCCACAACAGGACCTAATGCGCCAAGGTATCCAGCAATAGTGGCAAGCACACCGCCTCCAGCGAAAAGCCCGCCTAATACAGTGAAAATTCCAACAATTGCATTTATGGCTGGCGCTAATACAACGAACGCTGCCGCCAATCCTGCTATGCCGCCAATTATAGTTTGCACTGGTTCTGGCAATTTGCTGAAGCCTGTTGCTGCTGCGGCAATGCCCTCAGCTAGTTTTGTGATTGTTGGCAACAATGCTGTTACAGCTTGGTTGAATGGCCCAGATATTGATGACGTTACTTTATTAATTGAATCATTAAATTTATCTGCCGCCGCAGCCATCTTCCCGTCAATTGTTGCTGAGTATTCATTAAGTGCATCCTTGCCTTCATTAAGCATTGGGATTATATTGCTACCCGACTTACCAAATAGCTCCATTGCTAATGCTGTTTTTTATGTTTTTTCATAAAAACATAAAAAACAGTACCGCCAAGTATCAAATTAAGCCCTCCCCCACT